AATGCCTGAATGAATCGGTGGCTGAACTCAAAGGTTATGCCGACAAGATGACCATGATTGCATCAGTCAATCCTGATTTGTCAGCAGCCAATGACCTGGCAGCGCTTTTGAATGCGCGTGCAGAAGAGAATACAGCGCTTGTTGCAACACTCGCAGCAGCTATACAGGCGCTAAGCACAACTGAAAGTCAAAGGTCGGTTAATCCTGACCTTACAGAAACTTACAATCTGCTAATCCGCGCACTTGAACGGATGCAGACTTCTACAAACTTAAACAACAATAACAATGGTTACAGGTATTCAGAAACTGTACGATGATCGCGCGCGGATTTGGGAGCAAATGATGGCAACCGCCGCCAAAGCCTCTATTGAGGGGCGTGTGATGAACGAGGAAGAACTCACTTCATGGCGAAAGATGGAGGCTGATGAAAAAGCCTTGACATCAACCATCCATGCACACGAGACATCCGAGGCGCTTGAGGCGCGCAACATCAAAGCCAAATTTGAGAATGCGCCAAAGGCAGCCGACAAAGGCAAAGAGCGCGATTATCGCAGCGCCTACACGGATTTTCTGCGTAGAGGCTGGGGTAACCTGGACAACGAAACGCGCAGCATCCTGATCGAAAAGCGCGGAACGTCAAATCAGCTTGTAGGTACTGATTCGCTCGGTGGCTACTTGGTTCCTGATGAATGGCAGCCCGAAATTGAGCGCGCAATGCTCGATTACAGCGGCATCCTTCAGGCTTGCCGTGTGCTTCGCACCGCAACAGGCGGCACCCTGTATTGGCCAACCGAAGATGACACCACCACCAAAGCAGTAAAGGTTGGTGAGGCAGCATCTTTCACCGTGCAAGACCTGACATTCGGCCAAAAGCAGCTTGACGCATACAAGTACGGCACGCTCGTAAAGGTGTCCTATGAGTTGCTTCAGGACAATGCGTACAACATCGAACAGGAAGTGCGCAACGCCTTTGCTCCCCGCTTCGGTCGCATCCTGAATCAGGAGTGTACCACAGGTGACGGCTCCGGTGATCCAAACGGCATCGTGACCGCTTCCACGCTCGGTAAGACAGCCGCATCCGCAACCGCCTTCACGTATCTGGAGATACTTGACCTGAAGCACAGCATTGACCCGGCATACCGCAACAGCCCGCAGTTTGGATTCATGTTTAATGATGCCGTTCTGCTTGCTATCAAGAAGCTGGTGGACGGCGAAAACCGCCCGCTGTGGATGCCTTCATACGTAGCCGGACAGCCCGACCTGATTGACGGCACGCGCTACTACATTAATCAGGATATGGATAGCAGCATCAATGCCAGTTCAAAGCTGATTCTTGTGGGCGACTTCAGCAAGTACATTGTCCGCATGGTGCAGGATATGATTATCGCACGCCGTGACGAACTGTACAGCGAGAACGGACTTGTCGGTTTCCAGGGATGGATGCGCTTCGATGGCGAGTGTATCAACACAGCAGCAATCAAGCACCTTATCACAGCCGCTTCCTGATGAAGGTACGTATTCTTGAATCGCTTGTCGGTAACGATCCGGACACAAATCAATCGTTCAGCTACGGTAAAGGGCAGGAAGTTGATATGCCTACCAACCGTGCGCTTTCGCTTGTTCGTGGTGGCCTTGCTATCGCGTTACAAGAAGAGCAGCCCAAAGTAGAACGTGCGGCTGGACTTCCACCGACAAGCGAAAAGCGTAAGAAATAACACATGGCTACAACGGACGCGCAACTTCTATCTCTTCGACCGCCCTATGTGGCGCTTGAATGGTATCGAGGCCGGACAACAGCCTTCACGGTGACTGTGGAGGACACTAACGGCACGCCTGTGAATCTTACAGGTGCATCTGCTACCATGCAGATAAAGAGCGCGTCCGGTAGCGTGTTATTAACGCTCACAACCACAGCAAATGCAGGCATTGCGCTGACCAATCCGACAAGCGGGCAAATGACAATCAGCCCTGAAGCGGTAGGAACCGGAACGCTGCCAATTTCAAACGTGCTGAATACCGACCTGAAATTAACCCTGTCATCCGGCGTGGTGTATGTCCTATTTCGGGCAACCATCACGCTGATTGATAAAATCACAGCATAATCTAAGCGATGGCAGATATTCAGGTTACACTCAACTCCTCTAACATCACGGTTCAGTTCCCTGTTTCACAGGTGGGCGCTGGTGTGCCATCCGGAGGAACAGCAGGACAACTGATAGTAAAGGACACATCAACTGATTACGATACGAGTTGGACAACCATTAACGCTATCTTAGGCGCGTTACCTGAATACAATTCAAACGATGCCGCAATAGCCGCTGGTAAGACAGCGTATCGTGCAGGAGCAGCACACGACAGCGCAACCAAAGGAACAATCATCTATATCACATGATAGCATCAGACTACAATACCACGCACAGCCCGTACTACACAGGCTATACGGTCAATGCTGAAACTATCAGCGAAGAGTTGCCCGTAGCCATCGAGGATGCCAGGGCGCAACTTCGCATGGATGACCTGCGTCATGATGATGAGTACCTGATGCTGTTAATTCGGGCGCAATGCGATCTGATTGAAAGGTCGTATCAGGTCGCTCTTCTTAACAAGGTCGTATCTGAATGCCATAAGCAATTCCCTTATGACAGCCTTCGACCTATGACTTTGGCCGGACTTGTTCCGATTCAGTCAGTTTCTGCGATTGAGTATTACAACAGTTCCGGCACGCTTACTACATGGCCATCAAATCAGTACGATGTAAAAGTAACATCAGGTGGCGCAACCGTCATGCCCAAAGTGAACTATAGTTACCCTTCGGATGTGCAAATCAGGCCGGACGCTGTGACAATCACGTACACAGCTGGATACGGCACAAGTTCGATTAACATACCTGACACCGTGCGACTTGGTATCCTTTCCCGCATTGGCAGAGCATACACGAACAGAGAGGACAGCCGCGAAACAGAGTTCAGTATGTCAGATGTTTTGCTTCAACCGCTTAGGCGCTGGATATAATTTAAAACATGGCGAAGCAGACACAAATAGGTGAACGTAGGCACAGAATCATGTTTGAGCAGCCTACAACATCACGCGGCACATCCGGACAGGAGTTGTTAACCTGGACGCGATATACTGAAGTGTGGGCAAAGGTCACATACAAGATGGGGGGTAATGCGGATGAGATGATGGCAGACAGGCCCACGACACAAACAGCCGTCACATTTGATATTGCATATCGTGACGGACTAAACGAGAAAATGAGGATCAACTTTGAAGGCGATCTGTTTGATATAATGTACATCCAAAAGCCTGACTTCAGGCAATCGCTGTTAATTACAGCACAAAGGCACGACTGATGAAAGTAGGTCAATACGTTTACGCCAAATTAAGCGCAACAGCAGCCGTCACGGCGCTTGTTGGCACTCGTATTTATCCTGTCTTCATTCCTGAAGATGCCACTTATCCTGCCATTGTATTCACGGTGTCCAATGCACCGACTGACAATCAAAAGGACAGGAAAAGCGACCACGACACAGCAACTGTAACATTCACTTATTGGGCTGAAGCGAAGCAGGGGCTAAACGCATACGGAGCGCTGGATAATGTAGATGTGGCAGTCAGGGATGCGCTTGACTTTGTTACAGGCACAGCCGGAGGCGTAACGGTGGAGGGCTGCAAATACATATCATCAACTGATGGCATGGATGAGGATGTACTGTTTGTTTCGCGCACGTCTGTTTACCAGTTCATAACTGCTAACTAACATGAGTTATCAATTAGGGGTTGAAATAAACGATGTAATACGCGGGCTGCAATTACTGACAGCTCAAATGAAAAAGGATGTTAATAACGACCTTAAAGGCCCGGCTGACCTATTAGCCTCTGCTATCAAAGCAAGGACACCCGTATCATCAAAGTCGCACAGCCGATACAGGAGAGTTGGCAAAAAAGGAACAAGAGCAAGGAAAGGCAGCGGAGTAATTGTCGCTACATACAGGCCCGGTAACCTGCAAAAGTCATTCAGGAGCCTTTCAAAATTGCGTAGAATCAGATTGGGTGTGATGGTAGGGCCATTGCTAGGCGGAAAGCGAATTGACGGTTATTATGCGCACTTTGTGAACAATGGCGTTACGATGACCAACGGAAAAACAAGAGCCGGAAAACGATTTGTAGAGGCAGCAATAGCAGCAGCAGGACCAGTTGCACAAAACGCCATCTTGCAGATAATCGGCTCAAAGATTGATACCGTGAACCGTGAATCAAAGAATACATCAAGCGTTTCGCGTGGAACAGCGCCCTGGTACAAACTTTATGCCCGCGCAAAAGGCAGGGAATAAAAAGACAACATCATGAAGATACAACTTTTAAAGGATTACGAAAAGTGGGGAGCAGGTACGGTGCTCGATGTTGCACCGGGTGACGCACAGCCGCTCCTGACTAATGGAACAGCAAAGCAAGTGCCTGATGACACGCGGGCGCGTAAATATCCGCTCGGCGCACAGGTCGAAAATCTGTGTGTTCCACTTGCTGAAAATATGACAATCACAGCCACGCCGCAATTTATCGCGTCTATTGAGGCTGATCTGAATACAAACGACACAACGCCAAAGCAACAGGCGCGGCGAATCTTCAACAAAAACAACGACTAAATCATGGCTACAGTATTAGCAAAAAACATGAAGCTCTACACAGGAGCAACGCCCGCTGCCATTACGTGTCAGGTGGACGCTTCTATCTCAACTTCCACGAATATGTTTGAAACCACCTGCAAAGACAGCAGCGCGGTTTCAGAGTTTCTACCAGGTGCAAAGTCATGGACAGCATCCGTAACCGGAAACGTGGACTTCGCAGCCACCAATGGTGTAGAGGAACTGTTTACCGCATGGACAAACCAAACATCGGTTGCGCTTGTGTTCCAAACAGGCACAACGGGCGATGCAAAGTACAGCGGAAGCGGCTATGTGTCATCCCTGCAAATCCAGTCCTCCGGCAATGACGAAGCCGTCACATTCTCTGCGGAATTTCAGGGAACAGGCGCTTTGACGCAGGCCACTATCTAATAATCCATCACATCAATCATCACTAACAATGTCGCAAATCAAGTTAAACGGCAAAATGCACCCTGTCAAATTTGGCATGGGCGCTCTCATTCAATATGAACGCAAAACGGGGCGATCCGCAATAGAGGACTTTCAAACGATGTCCGGTGGAGCGCCCCGCTTGTCGGTGGTGGCAGACCTGATATATGCGGGCATCACGTGCGGTTACAGGCAATTTAAGAAGTTGCCCGACTTCACGGAGGATGATCTTGCGGATTGGCTTGACAACGAATCCATCGCTGAAATGATGCAGATGTTTCAGGATTCATTCCCACAACAGGACGCGGGAAACGCGAACAGCCCGGCGAAGCCGACAAAGCAGAAACGGGCGTAAAAATCAATTGGCACGACCTGTTAAGGCAGGCTGCTAAAATAGGCATGGATGAGGAAGAGTTCTACCTGTCAACGCCTGCCTATTTCAAGTACCGACAAGAAGCGCATTTTGAGCAGTTTAAAAATGGTTGGGAGCAGACGCGCTTTGTTGCCTACATCATGGCAAAGACGGTAGATTCAAAGAGGCAGATAAAAAAACCTGCTGATTTGCTTCCGTTCAGTTGGGATGCCCCGATTAAGTCACACCTGAAAACACGCTCACAGATGAACGACAAAGAGCGTGAAGAGTTTGACCAATTCGATCGCGATGCAGATGAAATCCTGAAAAAAACCAACCCTGAACTTTACGCCCGTTACATGGAGGCTAAACTAAACAAAGATGGCATCTAAAGCAGTAGCACTAAACGTCAGGCTGGGCGTAATTTTCGATGAAAAAACTTTAGCAGCCACCGAAAAAGCGCTCCGGCGCTCCGGTGAAAAACTATCCCGCATAGGCTCTGACTTAACGCTGTCCTTGTCCGCTCCGCTTGGTTTATTCGGTGGTGCTGCCATCAAGGCTGCCGGAGATTTGGAGAGCCTTACACTTGCTTTACAGTCGCAGTTGGGAAGTGCGGAGAAAGCCGGACAGGAACTTGAGAAACTTACAAAGATTGCTGAAGGGCCGGGCCTGGGACTTGAACAAGTAGTGGGCGCTTCCATCCGATTGCAGGGAGTTGGTATTGCGGCAGGTGAAGCAAGGGATATTATAAAGCAGTTGGGCAACTCGGTTGCATCTGTTGGCTTTGGCGCTGAAAACTTTGACAGCGTAACAAAGCAGTTCACGCAGATGATTGCCAAAGGCCGCGTACTTCAGGAGGACTTAAGTATCATTGCGGAAAATATGCCGAACATCACTACGCTGATGCAAAAGGCATTCGGAACGCAAAGCGCTGAAGGATTGCGGGCATTGAATGTAGGTGCTAAAGAGTTTATTCAGGGCATCACAGCAGCCGCCGCCGAACTTCCACGTGTCAAATCGGGCATAAAGAACAACATTGAAAACGCGATGGATGCTGTGAAGATAGCGCTCGGTAAGGTCGGGCTTGCTATCAATGATGCGTTTGATATTAAGGGAGGCCTTGAGAAGTTTGCAAAGTTCATCACAGACGCAGCCGCCGCGTTTGATAGTCTCAATTCAACCACCAAAACAGCCATTGCGTACTTCGGCGCATTCTTAATAGCTATTGGGCCAATTGCCAAAGTATTAAGTTCTATCCAGTTGGTTTCTTCTTTGGTGGTGTCAGGATGGGGTAGTCTGGTGAAAGGTATGGGCGCTTTGGTAACGTGGGCCGGACAAGTCAGAACGGCATTCCTTGCACTTAGCCTGTCAATGCAGGCATTTATCGGCATAGGTATCATTGTAGCCGTCACAGCACTTGCAAACGAGTTCGGACTATTTAACCGCCAACTGACATCAGCGGAAAAGTCCATGCAGATGGTGAACGACCTGACAGCACAAGCGAAGGCAGAAACAGCCGGAGAGCGCGCACAGGTTGAATCACTCATCAAGATACTCACAGATGAAAACACAAAGCGAGAGGACAAGATAGAGGCGCTTAATGAACTGAAGTCAATCAATCCGGCATACTTCGGGCAATTGACAATTGAGACAGCAACAGTTGACAATCTCAAAACGGCTTATGAAGGATACGCACAAAGCATTATTAAGGCAGCACGTGCGAAGGGTGCGGAGGCGCAACTTGTTGAACTTGATAAACAGAGGGAAACGCAGGTCAAAGCGCTTGCAGAGGCTGAAAGACAGTATAACGCAACAAGAAAGGAGCGGGTAGGTATCAATCGCAATGACGGCGATTTTAATGCAGGGCCAAACACGGCAGCAGCATTTGTAAAGGCTCAAGAGGCATTAAAAGCAACAGAACAACAGATTGCTGATATTACAAAGCTGGTTGACGGATATGCAGCGGAGCGTGTAGCGCTTAATGCAGCCACAAAAGCGCAAACTGAATCCGCAAATGCAGCAGCAGCGGCCAACGCCAAAAAGACACAGGCATCAGAAGCGGCCATTGCAGCGGCAAACCGCCTGAAAGATGCTTACAAAGAAGTCCAAGCAGATATTCAGGCTGAAAAGGACTATCAGAATGCACTTGGTGCGGAGGATATTGTACAGCAGGCAGAGACGATTGAGAAAGGACTGAAACGCCTGATTGATGCAGGATTCAGCCCCACATCAGCAGAGGTTGAAAACCTTAAGGAGCAACTGAAGGCGCTTTATGAGCAATCCAAATTAGCGCCTGTGGACTTAATAGCCACACGCGCAACACCATCGAGCGTGCAAAGTGAAAGTTCCGGATTGCTACCAACTATATCGCAGGTTGACACAAAGCCGCTGGATGATTACTACACGCGCATTTCAGCGATTACGCAAGGGCTGACAGAAGGCACGCTGAAGTTCGGAGAGGCATTTACAACCACCGCTGAACTGATTTCAGAGCAGGGTACAATGATTGAAAATACCGTGCTTGGTATTGCCAATGCGATGGCGCAAAGCGCATCCGAAGGCGCAACATCAATGCGCGAACTCGCACAGGCTGCAATATCAGCCGGACTGAAAATAATACGCTCCTACATTCAGCAGGGCGTAGCAAGTGCCGTATCAAAGGCGCTGACATCTGTACCTTTCCCGTTCAATATTGCAGCAGGAGCCGCCGCCGGATCGGTTGCGAGTGTGCTATTTACAAACCTGATTTCAAAGATTGGCGTTAATGGATTCGCACGCGGTACTGCCTTTGCGCCCGGTGGCATGGCATTGGTCGGCGAAAAGGGGCCGGAACTTGTCAATATTCCGCGTGGTTCGCAGGTCATATCCAATATGCGCACTAACCGACTACTTGAGGGTATGGGGCAATCGGGCGGCGTTATGCAGGGCGAATTTACAGTCAGGGGTACAGATTTAGTATTGGTACTTGACAGGGCCAAAGCAAGACAATCAAGAGTGTTTTAATCAAAATCAAAAGACATGGCATTAAGGGTTTACGGCATCGGCAAATCACCATCAGGCGTTCAATACAACGCCGCGATATACGACATATCATATTCAGGTAGTGAATCTTCCTTTGACATTGCCAAAGGTGGCATCAAAATAGAATGGAGGGGCGACAATGACAATGACGTACACAGCCCTATATTAGGCTCCATTGCGTCAATTGATATGCTTATCCCGGTAACAAATACCACGCTGAATACTTTTGTGGATGACGTGCGAACTTCCAAAGAGGGTAGGTTCCTGCTTGAGATTGAAATACAATCAGGCGCTAAGGTTTGGAGAGGCATTATAACTCCTGATGCCCTAAGCACAGAAACAGATGAAAGTCCGGTTTACAGGTGTTCGATAACCGCTGTTTGCGGGCTTGCTATGCTGAAAAAAGTACCATACCTGAATGCGGGAGCGCTGTATTATGGCACGGACAGACTGACAAAGCACCTGGTAAATGCGCTTGGTAAATTGGCGCACGTTTCAACCTTTTGGGGTACGGATGATGCGTTTTTGGAAACTTCGCTGGACTGGTGGGCGACAGGCATGACGGCCAACGATGCCAACGATCCGCTGTATCTCGGGTATATAGATCATGCGGCATTTTACAACTTTGATAAAAACGGCTCTATTGACGATGATGTATTGTCGTGCTATGACGTGCTGAAGTACATCTGCCTTTCATTCGGCGCACGCATTAGAATGCGCGATGCCGTTTATGTGGTGGAGCAGATTGACTACAGGGCGAACACGGCGTACAACTGGAGAAGTTACAAAAAATCAGGAGCGCAAAAGACATACGGCGCTTATTCGGGTGTGCTGAATGTCAATCAGACTAAAGCGAGTGCGGCAAAGTTGACGTATGTCACATACGACTATCAAACACAAACATCAAAGGCGAAGGCTGTATATGAAGTAAGGTTAAGGCGCAATTTTTGGCAAAACATCATTCTTCAGGAAGGGCAAACCTACAACTTCAATCAAACTATCAGCAGCCAATCAGGTTCGCTAACAACCCGCATACGTGGCACGTTTTTTATCACAATTGAAAACACGGGGTATTCGGGTAGCGCAAATGATATTATCATGCCTGAAATCAGTATGATAATCAAGGTTGGCAGCAACTATCTGAAGCGAGACATCACATACTCCAATTTCAGTATTTACTATTCAGATGCCGAATGGAGTCCGACAAGTACGAACAGGTTTAAGTTGGTTGCACCGGGGCAAACATTTGCCGGACTTGGTGAATCAATCACATTTATACAGTCATTTGATTTTATCACTCCATCATTGCCTAATGACGGACTTAGCAATCAGGTATCGGCGTTTATATCTGATATAAGGAAGAATGACGGCGTATCGGTTCCATTGAGTGAATTTGGCATATCGTGGGATGCTGGAGGGTTATACATGGAAGTGTTTGACGCAGGCACGCCGAATGTGCAGGAGGATGAGGTACTATATGAATCTGACAATCCGGATGAGGGAACTGATATTTGGGAAACAAGGCTGCGTGTAGGCTCCGGAAGCCTTAACTACCTGGGCGCTGTACTCAATTCAAACGCAACGGTGTCTTATTCAGATTGGGGACAGGGTTCAGGAACAAGAAATAAGGCGCTCGGTGCTTTGCTGACAAAGCGCGTGCAGGATGGCAGACTTCGTGTTAAAAAGCGCCTCAACGGTCAATTGTACGGAGATCAATGTAACAGCGTTAGAAAGCTGTTAAGCACTTCAGATGGCATTGATTGGCTGGATATGCGCGTGGTATGGTCACCGACAGAGAACATCATAGATGGTACGTGGCTGGAAATGGACTACGGCACGACATCAGACGTAAAAACACCCGTCAAAGTCAAAATTCTGTCCGGTGGCACGAACAATCCAACCGTAATCAATCCAACATCAACCAGCCCCACCACGGGCGGTAATTCGCCATTTATGGCAAATCCACCGGGGGCTATACTGAATCCGCTGTCATTCAACAGCCTGAATACAGCCATAACCAAAGGCGCAACTGTCACATCTATCTCGGTGGGTACAGCGCTTGCCGGCAACGAATTTGCAAGTGGAGATAAGGTTAAAATTGTCAATCCGGTAACAGGTCAATTTCAGACGTTTACGGTGGCATCAGCGCCATCAGCCGGAGCGACTTCTATATCAGTCAACAGCGCAACTGCCGCTTTTGACATACCACAGAATGCGGGCCTGTTTGTCCAGTTAACACCACAGGCAGGAGGGGGTGGTGTCGCTGATGGAGATAAGGGAGATATTACAGTCAGTTCATCGGGTACGGTTTGGACGATTGATAACAATGTCATATCAAACGCAAAGATCAGGCAGGGCGCCGCCTATTCAGTTATTGGTAGATCAGCAGAAACAAGTGGAGACGTAGCGGATATAGTGGCATCGGCAACGGGCCAGGCATTAGTTAGGTTTGCAACGGGAGGCATTGGGTTTGGGAAAATAACTACAGACAGCCTAAATGACTATATTGTTACTGCATCAAAAATGGCTCAAATAGCAGGGCCTAAGTTATTGGGAAGGGTATCTTCAACAGTAGGGCCTGTTACGTATCTTGTAAAGTCGGATATAAACACTATACTTGGAATTTCAGGAACAGCCGGATATTTGGCATTTTTCGACTCTAACGGCATTGTTTCAAATTCGGCCAATAATATGCTTTATTGGGATTCGACTAATAAGGTATTAAAACTGAATACTACGGGTGACAACTCTCCTGATTTTGAAATAGGGACTACGTCAACTGCGAACAGCAGAATTGCGCGATGGAAGATTGACACGCTTGTTTCTGAAGATTTGGGAAATCCAAATCTTGACCAAGCCACTATGTTAATTCAGGCGTATGATATTTACACATCAGGATATGTTGACATAATTACTGTTACAACAAGTCCGACATCGGCAGCGGTTGTTTCCCTTGGCAACTTTAGTGCTGTAGATGTTTCATTCTCTTCATGCCTGACAGATGAGATAAAAACGCAGGAGTTAAGACATACCGGAGGCGATAAGTATTCAGGTTCAAATGTTACATTTGGAACTGGAGCAGGAACTTCGCCAACGCTTGATTCAATTGATGGTTCACAAAACTTTGTTAAGGTAAGATTTACCACAGGCACATCACCGTCTGCATCTGCAACTGTTATGACTGTAGCATACCCGACAGCGTTTGCCACACAATCAGTTGCTATTCCTGCTGCGCAAAACGCAAATGCAGCCGGACAGATGACTAACTTTTACATTGAGCCAGGTACAGCATCATTTGTTATTAAAGTAACATCTGCGCTTGCTGCATCCACCACATACGAACTCGGATTCCAAACACTCGGATTTGATTAAAACATGAAAAAACTACTCATTTTAACCTTGCTATTTGCAGCGCTCCACACAAGCGCCCAAATACAATTTACAGCCGGAATCAATTACGAATCCGGCGTGCCATCCGGCGCACCATCATCAACAGGTTCACGCCTTCGGGTTGACCTCGCATCTGGGCGCATCTACCAATGGAGCGCTGCAAACACCACATGGCGCACGCTCGGCCAGGGTATTGACATTGTAGCCGGATGCGCTGCACCTGCCTACACGCCCGGTTACGCTCAATCCGTGTTTGCGGTAAATGGCTGCAACACACCCGAACTGTACTATTACACGGGCACGCAATGGAAGCAGGTTGCAGGCGGTGGTGGCGGTGGCACTACATACTACGCAGGTACGGGTATTGATATTGACGCAAACGACACTATCAGCATTGATACAGTGCCACGACTGATATTTTATTCAGATCAAACCTATTCCGGCGGTGTGGGTGCAATGCGGTGGAACAATGACGATGGCACGCTTGACCTGGGCCTGAAAGGTGGCAATGTAACGCTTCAGTTAGGGCAGGAGCTTGTGCAGCCTGTAAAGCACGCTACAAATGGCGGGCTTGATAATGGTAAGGTCGTGTACATTGTAGGCTCTTCAGGTGACAATAAAACGGTTTTATACGCCCGCGCAAACGATGAAGCGACAAGCGCAAACACGCTCGGGCTGATGACTGAAACCGTTACAGGGGGCAATAAAGGATTTTGTACGACATTCGGACTTGTGCGTAACATCAACACTTCCAACCTGACAGAGGGCGGCGCTGTGTGGTTATCAAAGGACACAGCCGGAGCAATGACAGCTGTAAGGCCGGAGGCTCCGAACAACGGCGTGTTCATCGGTTTTTGTGTCAGGAAGCACGCATCAACAGGCGTTATCTTTGTAAACGTGCAAAACGGCTACGAACTGGAGGAACTGCACAACGTGTACGCACCATCGCCCACCAATGGCCATGTGCTTACCTATGTGTCGGCTAACTCAAGATGGGAGGCTGCAACGGTGGCAGATCAGAGCGCAACCAATGAACTACAGACGCTGTCAGTTGCCTCCAATACCGCTACATTGTCCAATTCGGGAGGTTCAGTAACCATTGCGGGCGGTGGCATCAACACAGTTGGCACAGCAGGCAGTACAATCACCGTCACAGGTACGGAGGTTGACGGAAGCATCAGCAACGAACTGCAAACCATTGATACATTCAGCCTGACAGGGCAAACATTGCGCGCATCACTATCAAACGACAATCAGGCGGCAAAGACGGTGACGCTTCCGGTGGTGGGAATTACAGCAGGTACAAATGTGACGGTGAGCGAATCGGCAGGCGTGTACACGATTAATTCGTCCGGTGGCGGTGGCGGTGGCATCACATCACTAAACGGCCTAACCGCATCCACTCAAACATTTGCAACAGGTACGACAGGAAGTGACTTTAATATCTCGTCCGCGACATCTACGCATACGTTTAACCTGCCTACGGCGAGCGCTACGAATAGGGGGGCGCTGAGTAGTGCGGATTGGAGTACGTTTAATAGCAAGCAGAACGCACTTACGAATCCGGTAACAGGTACGGGCGCGAATGGGCGCATTACTCTTTGGAGTGGAGCAAGTACGGTGTCAAGCACTGCAAATTTAACATGGAATACCACTGCAAATTCTTTAGTATTTAATGGTACATATCCCGGGTTTGAAATTATACCGTCTGGCTGGGGTGGGTCTAAATTCTTCTTTCAATCAGGGACAGATATAAACGCTGCTATATCGGGCGATTATTCTGTATTTTACAATCAATCAAATAAAGGATTTTCAATCGTCAATCAATCTTTGGGCGCATTAAAGGTTATTTTTGGTGCTACAGGAAACCAAACTATTCAGAGGGGTGGAACATATACTGATGCTGGTTACCGTTTAGATGTAAATGCAAATAGTGCAACAAGTGGCGCACTTCGCCTTCGCGGGCCTGGTATTTTATCAACTACATGGTCTGCGCAAATACATAATTCATCAGGAACAAATAACGCGCTGATGGTTCGTGATGACGGCATTGTATCAATAGGCACAGCATCTCCAAATGCCTCCGCAAAACTGGAAATAAGCAGCACAACACAGGGTGTGCTATTCCCGCGCATGACAACCACAGAGCGCAACGCAATATCAACCCCGGCTGACGGGCTTGTAATTTACAACACGACCGACAATAAATTGCAAGTCAGGGCGGCGGGCGCTTGGGTGGACTTGCATTAATTTGCACTAACTTTAAAATCAAAAACATCACCATGAAAAATATCATCATTCTCATTCTATTTTGCGTCACATCACTCAACGCGCAAACCATCATCCAGGATTCATCTTGGCTCACTCAATCATCCGGCATTTACTTTGCCAACCGTCTGCAAACCTACGACAATGGCAATAGCGTGCTTAGCACTACAAAGGTCGGTGACACGACAGCAGTCGTACAGGGCGCAATCAATGTGTACAGATCAGCCGCATCTACGATGGCATCAGACGCTATTCTGCTATCTGGCAACGGCGCTAAAATTCGGGAAATTATCAGGCAGGATGGACTGCTTCAAACGCAGGTAGGAAAGTCGGCACTTAATCAGATTGCACTACAGGTGGATACGTCAACTGTGGATGGCAAATACTTTACCGCTTCAGGCTGGACTATTAAAGATGGTGCAACAGCAGCCCAAAACATTGTATTCTCATTCAATCCAACTACCAATGCTTTCAGGTATAAAATCGGCTCTGAAACGGTGCGTTTATCGTATTGCTTGGGTAATGTCATTCGGTTGGTGAACTACGGCACTACGGGGCGCGCGCTTGACTTTTACCGCGCTCCCGGTGGCCGCTGGGTGACAATTGACTTACAGCAGCAGTTGATACCACCGCCTGCCATCATTCAAGCGCTTCGCAACCGATAGTAAATCATGGTTTATTCGCTCCACATCGGCATTAACAAGTACAGCGTAAGCGAATACGGCGAAGGTGCGAACTTGACGCAATGCGTGCGCGATGCGTATGCACTTGCTGAAATTGCGCGCACGAAATTTAACTCAAGCAATGCGCGTGTACTTGCTGATGAGTTTTGTACGCTTGCGAACATCAAGCACGAACTAACGAAATACGCGCACCTGATGAACGCAAACGATGTGCTGCTTTACACGCACAGCGGACACGGCACGTATCACGATTATCAGGGAACACGCGCAACGGGCGTATGCGCGCATGATGGCGTGTTTTGGGATTTTCAGTTGTTTCCATTTTGGAAACAGTTCAGAGCAGGCACGCGGATTGTCAGGCTGATTGATACCTGCTATTCTGAATCCAGCTTCAGAACTGCACAGCCACTCGGACGCACACGTTTTATTCAGATGCCCAAAGCGCCTGTAATAAAGCCGACAACCAATAAAATGACCGAAGTTCGGTGCAGTATCATATCTGTGAGCAGCAGCACGGTAAAGCAACCATCCTATGAGAACGACCGGGGAGGCGTGTTCACATTGGCGCTGGAGGAACTTTTCAAGCAAGATGCTATACCAACCTACAACGAACTGCATAAGTTCACCACAGGGCAAATAAATGCGTGGAAATACCCACAGACACCAAGACTGGAGGCGCACAATGCCGGACAATACAAGGCAAAGAAGTTTTTAACCTGAAATAACGCCAAATGCCACTACCCGAACTGCCAAATTCCAAAAATCTACCCTATTGGGTTATATTTTGCCTGTGCGCTGCGATTGGGGTGCTGTATGGCAGGATAGTGGAGATTGAACGCGACTGTGACACGGCGTTGCAGCAGGAGCGCGAATACTGGGAGCGAAGATTTACAGCAGAGCGAGAGAACAACGAAAAGATCAGAAATGAAATGCTGCAATTTGTAAGCGAACAGCGCGCTAAGTATGACGAATTATTAACCAAAGTTCGCACGCAATGAAATACATACTTCTTTCCACTTTGTTCGCTTTCGTTCTTTCGTTCTTTATAACGAATTGCGCGAAAGAAAATTACAGGCATCCGACCGACCCACACGTAAACGACTACGCGAATGTTTACGCGAATGAACGCACGAACATACGCAATGACGAACAGGCGCAAATATTCAGCACACCGGAGATACGCGCAATCGCGGAGCAGGCAGACAGCGCGAATGATGCCATGCGCGCACGTATAGCGCTCGAACTTCGCAAAGCAAAAATGAACAAACAGGCAGGCGCGTGTAGTGCGACCTGTGACACATCATTAACACAGTAAATCACGACATCATGTCAAAAACTAAATTCGATCCAAAGTCCCCCGGATTCATCGCATCCATCACTTACGCTATCCTGGCAGCCTTCGCAGCCACAGGCATAGAGTTTCCAAAAGACCCGTCTGTAATCGCGGGTGATTTTGAAACCACGCTGTCAAGTGGCGGCATCTTTGCCGTCACGGGCCTGCTGATTTCAGCCATCGTGTTCCCAATTTGGAACTTCACAAAAAAGGGCGGGAAGATCAACGCCAAACTGATACTCGGTAACACTACGTTTTGGGTGTCACTTGTTACTGCCGTCTTGGGCTTTGCAGCGCTTTACGGATTCACCGTGCCGGATGGCACAGCCGAACAGATTGTATCTGCCATGTACGCCAAAGATTGGGGCGTGCTGCTTTCGGTGCTGGCAATCAACATCCTCAATCCGTTTATCCGCTTCCTGAAGGAGATAAAAGATATTGAGCCTGCCGAAGGGTAGGCTAAAGGCACTTGATGCGTGTTTTTGATGATGAACGACAGGCCCGCCTGTGACAGCATGGGCGGGAACTGTTTTCTATCAATTGAAAAGGCGTATCTTTGTCCGACACAAAACAGAAGCGAAACAAGAAACCATGTTTGCAAAACAGATCACGCCTGAATTTTACCGCGCACTTGCAAAGGCATTGAAGTCTGCCAGGTTTACGCCTGTGCAGGAGCAAGCGCCTAAACTGATTGCGGAGAACTGTGACCGATTCAGTATCACCGACAAGCGAATGTTTGCCTATATGCTTGCTACCTGTTGGCATGAATGCAGATTCAAGCCTATACGCGAATTTAGAGCGGCTGAAGGCCATCCGGTCAGGCAGATGCAGGATAGGTACTGGAACACGGGATACTTCGGGCGCGGATATGTTCAATTGACGTGGAAGAAGAACTACCAAATTTGGAGCGACATCACGGGCGCTGATTTGGTAAACTTCCCCGACAAAGCACTTGAGCCAACCATAGCCGCCTTTGTTTTGGTCAAAGGTATGAACGAGGGGCTGTTTACAGGTAAGCGATTAAGTCAGTATATCAACGCTGAACGCTGTGATTACTTCAATGCCAGGCGCACAGTTAACGGCGTGTTTCATGCCGACATAATAGAAAAAGCAGCCAAAGCCATAGACGCTGTTTTGTAAATAGGTGTTTCTTTTTTTTGTGTAGGTTCCAGCTTTTGCCCGACTTGATTTCAGGTCGGGCATTTTTTGTTAATACTCAAAAAACGTATTGACAAACAGTAAAAAGGTTTATATATTTGCAACGAACTTACACAAACATCACGCTATGAACATCAACCATCTATCATTCAGCCGCTTAAAAGCGCTGCAACACAGCCCGCGCAAGCTGTACAATTATCTGTCCGAAAAAAAAGCAGAAACGCCATCCATGATCGAGGGCCGCCTGCTTGACTGCATCCTTTTCACGCCCGATCAGTTCGACAGCGAGTATATCACGCTGCCTGAATCGCTGGACAGGCGCACAAAGGAGGGCAAAGCGGAATATGCCCGCATTACGGGTATTGCAGCAGAGCAGGGGTTATCTATTGTCACATCCTCACAAGTTACCGAAGCATCACTCTTGGCAGTCGCTGTGAAAGAATCCGCGACCGTGCAAAAACATGGACTGCTTAACCGCGAACTATTCAAGTTTCAAGACTTCACGGACTTTGAGTTCGGCGGATTCCGTCATGTGGGATACCGCGATGCCATCGGCATTGACACCAAAGGCCGCCGCGTAATTTGGGATTTGAAACGATTTGGCGCAAAGTCCGGCGTGCAGGTTGGTTTTGAGATCAGGTCAGGCGGCTACGACCTTCAGGCAGCCATCTACTGCCATGAATTTGACAGCCAGGGCGAAGAATGCGTTTACTACCTGATTGCGGTGGACAACGATGGCTATGTGACACCGTACTGCATCACACCCGAAGCGCGGGAACGTGCTACCGGACAATGGGAATATCTTTGCTCGGTGGCAAAGAAGATTGACGGAACCAATTTCAAACAAGGGCCGGAATTTTACGCTCCCGATGGGGAGTTCTACCTGTACACATAGGCCAAAAGATACTTTTGCGTTTTTTCCATCAAATCGGTTTTCATTCTGACAGTTAGTCCGGCGCTGCAAAGTGTCGGGCTTTTTTGTTTAAAATCATTACCTTTGGGGAAAGAAAGTAAGGAAAACAAGTTGAAAAGCCGCTGCCAGTCGCAATGACAGGCAGCATTTTTTTTATTAACTGATAAATAAATTTGTTGAATATTAAATAAAGTGCATTATATTTGCAGCATGAAACACACGAATAATAACATGGAACAAAACGACAATCCAACCATTTACGAAGCATTCAGGCAATTGGCGACTGCTGTAGGTGCTGACAATGCAATACCGTTTATCAATCAGCTTCAGGATGAACCCTATGAGGATGAGCGCACCATCATGCGCATTCAGGTCGGTTTCAAAGCCTGGAGCATGATTAAGCCGGAGCCGCCCGCACGCGGTTTGCGCCTTGACCCTAAACTATGGTGGGGCTTACTCGATGATGGATGGTGGCGGGAACTTTACCGTGACCCGAATAGCCACAAAGCGCAAACGGTAGCGCGCTGGATTATCAAGGGAATCAAAGCCGGACGCCATCAGCGCCCGTTATTCATAACAAAGTAAATTTCAAGGACATGAATTTTCAACCATCAGAAACAGTATCAGTACCGGAGCAGCAGGGCCGCCCGTTCCGGCTATTTATCGAGTACAAAGGCGGCAAAACGCCTTCAAACTTCGCAGCAACAGCTACAGCGCATCAGGCGGGCGCTGGATTCAGCGCTTACGACAAGGAAGCCGAACAGCGCGTACAATTTGAATTGCCACTTGACCTGATTGTCATTGGCCAGGCATTTGGTGTGGCGGGCGTTACCAAAGTCGCAGATCGGTTTGAAGGCTACTATTCAAACCTTGTCAGGGATACCCGAACTGACATCATGCGCGTGTTTTGCCGTGGCATCAATCGCCCACAGCATCAGGGCGTGTACAAGGAAATAAAGCCGGAACTTCCGGAAGGCGTAGGCTTTCAGCACTACTTCATTGTGTGGAACGTGGCGGCCAAAGAAATACAGGCGCTGCAACTGACAGTCGGGTTATCCAATCACATCAAGCGGGCCATTGCCGAAGCGGCATCTGTGGGCGGTCGCAAAGTCAGAGCCGACCGGGTGAACATCTTTGACCTGCTTACTATGGAAAACAGGTTTTACTACTTCCGGTTCCAAAACGAGTTTATCAAGGTGGATAAGGAAGGCAGCGACTGGTTGCAGGGTGAAGCCTATTTCTATCCGCGTGTAAAGGTGATGACCATCACAGACGCAAAGCAGGTTGAGTTCCTGAAGGCAGAAGGGGAGAAGTTTCAGAACTGGTTATCTTTGGACATCCTGAAGAACACCACAGCCGCCATGATGCCATCCACCGACACAACACAGGTGCAGCAACCACAGCAACCGCTATATGAGCAGCAGTACAAGCTGCCGCCACAAGCACATCCATTTGCTACCATCGCGCCGGCACCTGCACCATCATTCGATGATGGATTCCCGACTTCAGAGCCGTTTAACGGCGACCTTCCATTCTAAAACTTTTTCATGAGATCATTAAACGGAAGCGCCTGCACAAGCGCGGGCGCTTCCTCTTCCAAAAACATGGACACAGAGCAAATAAAAACAAGGGCAAAACAAATGTCCGAGGAATTGAT